TTGCTCGGCTAGAGTGGAGTAACAAGGTCCGGTATTGCGTTTACGAGCAGCTGCAGATGCTCCAAGATGCCCTGCAGGCACGCTTCAATGTCTACCTCGCGTGCGACCTGCAAATGACAGCTGCAAATAACGACCTTGGAGACAAAGTTGAGGAAATGTTGACATGGCACAGCACGTGCCTGGCAAGCTATGGTAACGATGGGTATGAGCTGGTCAAGGCGCCGGAGGCCCTATTCAAAACATACCTAACAAAGATGACGAAGGGTGAGCTTCTCGAATATGGCTCATATGAACGTACCCTTCTTAAGATAAGACAGAAAGAATGGAAACTTGCAAAAGGACATTCTCCGAGGATCGACGCGCTCAACACCTTCATCCACACCGTAACTGATATCCAAACGGCGGTCGAGCTTTTCGGACTTATCAAACTCTCAGGTCACCCGGTTGTCTATGCAGAGTACTCGGCCAGATCAGCCCGCGACGAAGCGCTCACGGTCGACAAGAGCGTACCGCTGGCGTTACACACAGCAGAACGAGTATTCAAGCACATTATTATCTCCTCTCACCTGTCAAAGTTCACCGAGTGGCCGACATTCCGAAGACCTCCTCGCTCCGGTACTAGGTTATATGAGCACTGGCGGAGACGTGTCACATCGCTGCCCTTAGACAGTTACAGTCTCTCTGATCTCGATTACATCGAACTTGGACAACTTCTCAATTTCGATTATTCTACTGACTATCTCAAATTCATAGACGATAAGGCGATCAACCCTGGTGCGTCTGAGGCATCATCCTTCTGGTTCAGTACTGGTGACAGATCGAACAGGCGTCTGATCACAAAGATACTGTCGGACCCCGACTTCGACATGAAGGCAATAGCGGACAGAATAGCAGCTGGCAACTTTCACGAGGACGAGTTTTACATTGAATTGACGCAGAAAGAGAGAGAGTTGAAGCGAGCTGCGAGATGTTTCTGCAAGCTTCCGATCGAAGTTAGATTCTTCTTTACACTCAATGAAATGAACCTTGCAAAGATGATGGAGATCTACTTCCCCCAGCAGACCATGACCATGTCCGACGCGGAAACGAAAAAGCGCTTGTACCAAATGGCATGTGGATCTACCAAGAGAAACCGTGCCGTGAGTGAATTTGACTTCTCACGGTGGAATCTCAACTTCAGGGAGGACTTCGAGTATGTGATCGGTCGACAAATCGACCATATGCACGGGACACACGGCATGTTCATACGTGGACACGACTATTTCTCTCGTTCAACGATCTGCGTAACGGACCGCCACTACTTACCGGACGGTGTGAAACCGGGTGTTAACGCACGGGATTGGCCTCGGTCGAGCCTTGTCTGGGGTCCAGACCGGAACGGAAACGGCCCACGCCATTACGGGGGATTCGAAGGGATAAGACAAAAGATGTGGACGATACTGACTATTCTCATATGTTACATGAGTTTACTTCGTTTCCCTGTATCCTTTATCATGGCTGGTCAGGGCGACAATCAATTACTAGTCATCACGAGTCTCGACGGAACAAAAATAGGCGATATGTTGCCACGGATCCTGGCTGAGTTCGAATATCGGGCACTAATGGTCAATCAGGTTGTCAAACCCGACGAGTGCTTGGACTCCGCCACGGTTTTAACATACAGTAAAGAGATCTACGTCTCGGGTGTTCACTATCCTTACGCGCTTAAATTTCTCAGTCGTACATTTGCACACTCAGATGGTGACATTCCAATGTTATCTTCTGAGCTAGCCTCAATTTCGTCGTCGTCTCTCGCTGCCGCATGTTGCCTGCCATTACCCATACGAGGCAGAGAGTGGTGTGTGATACAAATACTACTTGCACTCGAGGAGCTCTCACTGTCGGCTCTTAACTCAGACTACGCGCACGTGCTTGCAAGACTCAGG